CGCGTGGTGGCGGGGGGGGGGCGCCGCCCCCCGGCGGGGGGGGGGGGGGGGGGGGCCTTTCCTTGAGCTCAAGAGGCCTTCGTGACCTTGATGTCGTGGATCACGACCGGCACCTTGCCGGGCGTCGGAGCCTCAATGTACGGGCCCCACTGCTCAGCGAACTTGAACATGCCGATATGCTTGTCGACCTCCATCGGGGTGATCTTCGCCTTGTAGAGCTTGTTGTCTCCAGGGAACGCCCTGAACTTCACGAACTCCTCGCCGCGACGCACCTCGATCAGATCCTCGGCGGCCCACAGGCGTCCGATGCGCAGAGGCACCGTGGCCTCCTCATCGCCCTCACCGGATCCGTGGTAGGAGTAACGGATCTCGATGTCCCACGTCCCCTTGGCTGAACGCATCTGCTCCGGCGCCGGGTGGAGCGGGGTGTGCTCCTTGTCAACGATGACCCCATCACCAGCCGGGGATGCAGTAACGCCAGGCCACTCGGTCACGGGCGGGAACGAGTTCTCTCCGCCGCTGATGGGTGTCGTCGGGCGCACGATGATCGTGCCGACAGGTGTCCCCTCAGGCACGCGAGCCTCGCGGTCCAGGCGCAGCAGGCGCGGGGTGGCCGCCACCGTGGCCGAAAGGGCGTTCACCTTAGTTACCGCCTCTAACGACGAACTGTCGGCCGACGTCGCCCGGGCTCTCGCCTCCTCCGCGACAGCCTTAGCCGCGACCGACGCCGCAGAAGCATTCGCCGCGTCCGTGCGGACGCCCGCAATCTGGGTCTCCACCTGATCTCGCGTGGGCCGCAGCTCCAGCGCATCCAGGAAGTCCTTCCGAGTCACGTACTGGGCCGGGTCCAGGCCCGCCTGAGGCTTACCCTCGCCGTTGATCTTGACGCCGGACGTGCCGATGTTGATCGTCACCTGCGACGGTCCGCAGTACTCCATCTGAGGCTTCTCGTCTGCCATATCTCTCCTTAGGCCTGAATCTCGACAGTAGCTGGAATCTCGTTGGCGCCGTCCCAGACGGTGACGACGACACCGATCTCGTCAGTGCCGTTCCATACAGTAGTCGTCGGCCCCTGCGGGGCAGGGGCAGGGGTCTCATAGACCTTCAGCGAGTGGATGAGGATGTCGTGAGCGCTGGCCGGGACGAGCAGGGACGGGAGCCACCTCGGGTAGGTGCTGGCCGGCAGCTCCACCTCCAGCAGGGCAGTCCCAGCCTGGGCGGAAGGCAGGGCGTAGGTCTTGACGTCAAACGGGCCCGCCACCTTCACCTTGGCGTCATTGAACCAGTTGACACGGACGTCGATCTGGGTAGCGTTGCCCGATGTGTAGGTGACCTCGAAAGTGAACTTTCGAGACCCTGCCAGGACGGCCGCCCCGTCGTAGGGGGTGGTCGAGGCGCCGGCGTTCAGGTATACCCCGCCGCCCTGCCGCTTCCCCTTAGACCACCACCAGCCCCCCAGTGCGGGGAGGATACTGTCTGCCACTACGCTTCCTTCCTTACGATGATCGTTCCTGCTGGCGTCCCGGCCGGGACCGCCTCGTGCTTACCGAGTGAGAGGACCTTGGGGCGGGAGCGAAGCTCGGCCACCTCCAGCTTCAGGGGCAGGTAGCCCTTCAGCCACGGCACCACGAGCTCAAGGATGTGGTTTGAGGGCGGGTTCGCGTAGGGGTTGCCGACCGGCTCCCACTGGCCGCCCTGCTGCGGGTCCTCTCGCAGCTGCCCGTCCGTGATGTACAGGTGCGCGATACCGAGGGAGTCGGCCTTGTCGAAGACCTGGCGGTAGTTCTCCGAGGTTACTCCATGGACAACAGCCCACCAGCGCGTGGATGGGTACGCCTTCATGTGGTCCGGGAGAATCGGGGTGCCGGGGTCCTCGTTCAGGAACGCCGGGGCTTCCTTCTCGAACATCATGCACACGTCGAAGTCGAGCTTGCACATGTCCTCGGAGATGTTCGAGCCCGAGTTGATGACGATGAGGAAGTCCTTGCCGTACTTGGCGCGGATCTTGTCGATCAGGGACTTGTAGGCGGGGATACGACCGGCCTGCGTGCCCCAGCCGTTGATCGTCTCGTCCAGGAACACGCCCTGACAGACGTCCCCGTACTGGGTTCGGGCCTTGTCGATCTGGGACAGGATGTAGTCTGGCGTGTACTTGTCGACGTTGGGGACGTTGTCGCGGCCAGGATCGCCGGCCGGGAGGGTAGCGGCTAGGTACTGGGTCTTGACGTAGAACACGGCGCGCTTCGCACCGGCGGCCAGGGCCAGCTCGGCCTGCTTCTTGAAGTCGGCGTTGAACTCATCCCAGTTGCCGCTGTTGCGGTTGAGGATGACGATGCCCAGCGAGCCGGCGAACTTCAGGATCTTCGCCCACTTCGAGGTCTTGCCCGACTTGCCGTCGTCGTAGTAGTCCGGCCAGAAGTAGGTCACCGGGGAGTAGTAGCGCTCGCCGGGCTTGAAGGGCGAGAGCGCGGCTCCGAGGGAGTCGACTCGCCGGGTGACGTCGTTCAGGTCCGCCAGACCAGCCTTCTGCCCCAGTTCGCGCTGGAGGTTGTCGTTGGTGGCGTACAGCTGCTCGGCGTCGGAGCGGGTGACGTAGTCGGCCAGAGAGGCCTTCGTCGCGTAAGTGCCGGCAGCGTCCGCGGAGCGTAGGTAGGGGGACAGGTCCGGCGCAGGCGTGGCTGGGGGGATGGCGGCGCGGACTCCGGCCAAGTCCGACTTGGTGGCGTACGTGGAGGCTACAGCCGAGGAGGTGACGTACTCGGACAGGTCCGTCTTAGAGGCGTACGTGGCCTGGGCCTCGGCCTTCGGGAGCGCGGAGTCGGCGGTCGTCTTGACTTGAACGATGCGGGCGCCGAGGGCGGCATCGGCCTGGCGCATCTCGGCCTTGGTAGCGAAGCCCGACAAGTCTGGGGCCTGCCCACCGCCCCCGCCGAGCTGAGCCTGCGCCAGGGCCTCCTTCGTGGCGTAGGTGTCAGCCGCGTCGGCGGCCTTGAGGCAGTCGGCCAGGGACTCCTTGGTGGCGTAGGTGCCGGCTACGGCGGCCGTGGTCGCGTACGAGGAGAGTTCAGCCTTTGTGGCCGCGGCGGAGGCGACGCCGGAGACGGCGTCAATGCGCTGCCCGAGCGCGCCGTCGGCGGCCTGCACCTCAGCCTTCGTGGCGTAGCCGGACAGATCCGGAGCCGCCGGGATCTGGGGGATGGTCTGCTTGACGGCCTCCACCTCGGCCTTCGTGGCGTAGGTGGAGGCTGCCGTGGACGAGGGGAGCGCGGCCCCGGCCGTGGCCTCGACGGCGTCGATCCGACTGCCGAGGGCGGCGTCGCCCTGAGTGACCTCGGACTTGAGGGCGAGGCTGGCCGCCTCGGTCTTCGTCAGGAATCGCTGGTCGGCGCCTTCACGGCTGTACCATGTGAGATCGGCCATAGCCGTCTACCTCCAGGTGAGTACTCCATTGCCTAGGTCTATGACTTCAGACCTATTTATAGCCTCAAGGATACCGGGCTGTCCCGCAATGCGGACACCCCTGGCGCCGGGGTCCGGCGACGGGGAGGGGCCGGGGCTGGGGCTGGGGGGAGTGGTAGGAGGGGGAGCGGGCACCCCCGCGAGGAGGTCCGCTATGTTAAGCACGTCACCGTCGGCTAGGGTCCGAGTTGTCCGGACATGGGCTCCGAGGTCTCCAGGGATATTGAGATCTATCTCATAGTTCCCGGGGGAGATAGTCACCGACCGGCCCGAAGGGCCTACTAGATACCCGTCAGTGTCGATTCGGAACGAGGCCCTACCTGCGACGATGTCCCGTGCCGGGAGCGGGGCGCCGAGACTGGCGGGGGTGAAGGTGATCCGTCCCAGGCGCCCCAGGCCGTCAGGGCCTACGGCGCGGCCGGTGATCGTTGCGGTGGGGGATGTCATCTGGGCTCCTGACGTAACGGTTTCGTCTCAGTCTTTACCCTATCAATACGATCATGTAATGACCGGACCTCCGTGTACAGGTGGGACCTATCAGTACGGGCGTCATTGCGGACGCCCTCGATCTGAGTCTCCAGGCGAGCCATGCGGGCATCGTGATGCCGGTCCGACTCGCGAAGGTCGTCGACCGACGCTGTCAGGCGGGCCAGTCCGTCCAGGACCTGACCGAACTTGGAGTCCAGGTCGTCCCGCAGGTTCGAGTCGTGGTTGTTGTGGACTCCCTCCGAGGCTGACTCCGCCGCATTGGCCGCCCGAACTACGTGGGCGCTCATCCGCGTCATCCTCTCCTCCAGGCGCTTCTGCTGCTTGTTGATCGTGGCCCTGAGCCAGGTGATGAGTGCGGCCAGCAGAGCCGTCCCCGCCGTAATGACCTCCGGCGAGGCGAGCACTGCGAGGATCGGCGAGGACTGCCCTGCTGAATCCACGGGGCTACCTCAGCCGGCCAGGCCGGAGGCGTGGCGGGGGTTGTAGGCCTCTACCTCGGCCGAGGCCACGGCGCGGTCGGTCTCCTCGGGCAGGGAGAACGACTTCAGGACCGACGCCAGGGCGGCCGCTCCGGCGATGCCCAGAGCGCCCTTCCAGTCCAGGCCGAAGAGCGAGGAACCGACACCGAAGGCGCCCACGAGAGACTGCGCAAAGGTGGAGATGGCACGCTCGGCCAGACCCTCCCAGAACGTCGCGGTTGCGTACTTCACATGTTCTCCTTCCATAGGTAAGGGCGGGGACCCTCGTGAGTCCCCGCCCTTAGTGTATCCCTATGAGTCTGTGAAGGTTCAATAGGTCACGACGATGTCACGACTTCACCACAGCCTCCGAGAGTTGGCCTTGGAGTTGTTGAGCGCCCGCTGGAGAGCGCCGATGGTGGCGGTGCCGGGCTCGCCGTCGACCCAGTCGGCGAAGTCCCAGCCGTCGGGCAGGTACTCCTTGTGCCAGGCCATGATGAGGAACTGCAGCGTGCGCCACGTGGCCGGCCCGAGGACGCCGTCCTCGTCCAGGCGAGGCGCGTCGTTCAGCGCCGTCTGAGTGTCCGCCGGCACGGCCGCGTTCAGGAACGCCTGGAGGCGGGTGACGGCAGGAGAGCCGCCCTCGTTCAGGACACCGTCGATCGCGGTACCCATGACCTGCTGGAGGCGGCCGATCGTCGCGATGCCGAAGACGCCGTTGCAGGCGAGCTCAGACTGCCCGTCGGACTTGTTCTTCCTGCCGGTGTAGGGGCTCGCCGACGGCGCTGACGCGGCAGGTGCGGCGGGCGCCGAGGTGGCGGCACCGCCGTTGATCATCCGGTCCCAGGCCGAGCGGTCACGGAGCCGGTTCAGGTCCAGCGTGCCCGAGTAGCCGGGCAGGCTGCCGTCCTCCGTGTACTGGTGGATGAGCGGGGCACCCCAGTATGAGACCGAGGGGACGGCCGGGTCCGAGTAGGGGCGGCCGTAGTCGCTGTACTCGGGCCCACCGGCGTACCAGAGCGGGTACTGGGAGGCGACCGCGCTCCAGTCATAGCCGTTCACGGCGCTGCCGTTCATGTAGATGCCCGGCGTAGAACCCGTCAGCGACCTAACGGTGTCCAGGAAGACCTTCGCCCAGCCGGGGCCTAGCGGCACGGCATTGTCCTCCCAGTCGAGCCAGAGAGTGGCCTTGCTGCGGAGCGCGCCGACGGCGGACACGAAGTAGCGGGCCTGGGCGGCCGCGTCGCCGGGGCGCGCGAAGTGGTAGAAGCCCAGCCGCTTCGAGGCCGCCAACGTGGCGTTGGCCTGGGAGACCATGTACGGGTTGACGTAGTCGTCGTCCTCGGTCGCCTTGACGATCACGAAGTCCGCCCAGATGCCCGCCACGTTCAGGCCGGCCTGGTGGCTGGAGATGTCGATGCCATGCGCGTGCTGCGGCGCAGCTGTCTGTGACGCTGGCGCGGCCGGCTTGGTCGGAGTCGGGGCCTTCCACTTAGCGAAGGCAGGCCACTGCTGGATGAACTTCGCCTCACTGAATCGGTGGCAGCTGGTCCACGCGCCGCGCTGAGTGTGCGGGTGGCTGCTGTAGCGGACAGTGCGGGTCTCGCTGCCGGTAGTGTCGCCGGCGTAGCCATCGATGCTGCCGTCCTCAGCGATCCACGCCTCCGAGACGAGCGGGTCACTACCGCTCTCGACGGCGACCACGACGTGGCCGACCCCGCCCTCGTTCGCGGCCGACAGGATGATGTCACCCACCTGGAAGCCGCCGTCCGGGGTCAGGTTCTCGTCGGCCCAGTGGACCTCGTTGAAGCCGTGCGACTCCATACCCTGGCGCATGTTGCCGGTCCAGTAGTCATTAATTTCCAGGAGGGCAGCGTGCCCCCACGGCACCCCGTAGGTGTGGTGGATGCCGTAGGAGATGGCCCCGCACGCCAGGGACGAGCAGTCCGCGTTCTGCGGGCTGGAGACCCGGCCATGGGCGTCGGCCGCCGCATACCAGCTGCGGCGCTCAGGCTGGCTGTAGCCGACGTTCTCGCTGTCGCAGATGCGGCGGGCGATCTCGGCGGTAACTGACTGTACTGTCACTTATTCTCCTTGTTGATCTTTGCTTCAAGGTCAGCGCATCGGGTTTCGGCGATCACCGCGCGCTGTGTGAGGCGGGCAATCTCGGCCGTTAGGGCGTTGATAACCGCCATGGCGTCGACCTGAGATTCCTGAGATTCCTGGGATGTCATTTACCCTCCTGGCGGGTGTCCTGTGGGTTGGGTGTGGGGCCATAGCCGCCGTTTTCATCGTACGCCACGTGCCCATTGTCTTCGTCGGGGGCCGCTAGGGGGGAGATCTCCCACACCGACCCCGTGGCCCGATCGCGGAGGGCGACATGATCGGTCTTGTCATCCCACTCGTCGAGCTGCCGGGCCCCCTTAACGAGTACCGCGACAACCTCCCCAGGGCGCCCCGCCACCTCGACCGACCACGGGGCGGCGTCCACTCCATACCCGGTCTTGATGATGCTCGCGGTCGCCGTGGACGACGTCAAAACCACCCACGGAGCGATAGGGGAAGCGATCTTGGGCACGTAGTCCGGCAGCACCCACGTGGCGTGCCCATTCGAGTCGAGTGTGACGTTCTCCCAGTACTCGATCCCGTCGTAGGGCGACTCAGTGGAGGAGTGCCTGAGCATCATGTGACGCTTCTGCCACTCGCCTGGCACGCGCATGATGAAGTCCTTGCCGCCAACCCCACGGAACCCATTCCGGTCAACGACGGCTTGATGGTTCTGGTCCCAGCCGAGGATAGAGGCGGTATTGTTCACCCAGACAGACTTCCATCTGTCCTGCGGAGTCCTGAGCCAGAATATCTGCCCTTGCAGGTACAGGTGGGGGTCGAACCCGCCAACGGTGATAGTGGCCGCATAGTTGTTGACGGAGATGTTCCCCTTGCCTCTAGCCCCAATGTTGCAGCCAGTGTCGTAGACGCCGAGGGCCCAAGCCCCGTCTTTGCCGCTGTAGCCATAGAAGCCTGTACTGGACAGTCGCAAGTTGGGGTTAGCGTTGGTGTTGTTCGTGGGAGCCTGCATGTAGAGGATGCCTCCCCGGTTGGTCGGGTCCTCCTTGAAGGTAACGAGTGCCGGCAGCTTGTACGGCGCGTTCCGTTTGTTCATGTAGAGGCCAACACCCCAACGGTCGCCGCGCTGACCAACATCGTTACCGCTCACATCCTCGACGATGTCAATGAACTTGGCGATGGACCACGTGTCCTCGATGCCGACCTCTCCGAGGACCTTCACCTTACCGGTGGCGGCGTTCACCTCGAAGGATGTGTTTCGACCCGAGTTGGTGTAGGCGCGGATGCCGGCCGAGTCGATCTTGATGCCGGTGTTGTTTGTCCGGTCGGTCTGGATTGTTGCCCCGGTGATGACCTGCCCGTCGATCGCGCCACCCTGAATATTGGAGGCGTTCACGGAGTTGGCGGCCAGCATGCCGGCCTTGATCTGCTCGAACTCGCCCTGACCCGCCGTGACGATCTCAGTCCACACGTGGTGGGCGGTGGCGTTAACGAAGGAGGCGTTGCCGGTGACCGTGAGCTGGTCGGTCGTGATCTCCAGGAAGCGGCCGACGTCGGAGGCGATCTTCCGGGCTGCGATCTCGGGAATGTTGGCCGATCCTGCCGTCAGCCTGCCGACGTCTAGGTTGCTGATCTGCTCGCTGGTGACGCGCATACGCTCCCAGTGCGCGCCGTCCCAGCGCCACTCCGCCACGATGTTCAAGGTCTGGGCGTCCTGGACGCGGCAGGTGTCGCCGACGGCGGCTCCTCCGAAAGGCGGCAGGGTCTCAGAGTCGCCGCGGATGTAGAAGACCTCCCCGAAGGACGTCTTGACGCGACGTACCGCGGACTCCATCGTGGCGGCGGTCAGCTTGGAGACCGTCTTGGAGTAGTCGTCGCCGGCCTCCTCCCAGCGCCAACCCTTCGGGGAGTAGACGATGGTCGAGCCCGGAGCGTCCCGCGTGTTCGACGGGGACGAGTGTCCGGGGGTGGCGAACGCCGGGACGGTTACGTACTGCCCGCCCCGCGCCTCCGGGGGGGAGAGGAACGGCTTAGTAGGTCCGGGCATCAGGCCACCTTGATGATGTAGGGCAGGCCGATGTACGGGTTGCGGATGTCGACGGGCTGGGACCCGCCGACGGACGTCGCGATCGGGCTACGCCCGCCGGCGTTGTTGCCGGTGGAGGTTAGGTAGGTGTATCCGCTGGACCCGATGCCGATGTCCTGGCCCGAGGTGCGGGACTGGAAGCGGCGGTCCTGGTCCTCAACCTCACCGATCTGGTGGGTGTGCGCGGGCATCTGATTGATAGACAGGGTGACGGTGGCGTTACCGCCCTTGTCGCCGATGCTGTACTTCGTTCCCGAGCCGACCGCCGAGCGCTCCCGGATGTCCGGCAGACGGAAGTTGCTGGAGCTGGTGAACCCGTGCGTAGTTCCGATGACGGCGAAGAGCTTCGCGTAGGCGTTGCGGTCCAGGAGACGCCCATCGCACCTCAGCCAGCCCTCCGGGTCCCTCTCAGCACCGAACATGGCGATCGTCCCGACCGGGATCGCCTTGTCCAGCGCCGTACGGATGCCCTGAGCGATGTCCTGGACCTGCTTCAGGATCTCGGCCGGCTGACCAGCGACCTTGGTCTCCAGGTTGGTCACGCCCTGAGTGGCGGCGCTGATGCCGTCCTCGATGTGGATGAGGTCGGCGGCGGTGATGCGGGTCTCGTTCGCTCCGAACCCGTCCCTCCACTGCTTAGCGGCGGCGTATGGCTGCATTATCTGTCTCCTTCGGCTCTGAGGACGAAGATTCGTCCATCGGGTGCGATCCACATGCTGGAACCTATTGTCCCACTATCCGGCGGGACGGGGCCCGACGATACGAGGTTGGTGGCCACCTGGGTCATGGCCTCGGTCAGGTGCTTCATCTCCTTCAGCGTCCCCTCGCGGGCCGCCTGCTGCATGGCGTCGCTGCCCTTGAGCCTGTCCTCGACCTGCTTCGCGATGGCGTCGGCGTCGATGTTCTGCTTCAGCGTGATGGTGGATGGCTTGCCCCATGCTGACCGGTTCCCGGCGCGGTCGTAGGTGCGCATGCGCACCTCGTACTCGCGCATCTCCAGGCCGGCCAGAGAGATCCGCTGCACCGGGGCGGGCATGGTACTGAACACGCCGGGCGCAACGCCGGGGAGCTGCACGCTCACCTCCGCTCCAGCGAAGTCGGCGGGCATGCCCTCCCCGTTCTCGCCGATCATCAGCCAGCCCACGTTGAGCACGCCGAGAGTCTGCGACAGGCGCGGTGGCGGCGGCACCGGGGGCGGCGTGGCGTCAGTGGCCATCGTCTCGATGATCTCCGGGGACCACACGCCCAGAGTCTCCCGGGTGACGGCGCGCACGCTGAAGGCGTACTGCTTACCGGGGATCAGCCCGGACACCTCGCCGGTAGTGTCCTTGGACGTGTTCAGACGTCCGGCCTGGAAGGGGATCTCCCTGACCGAGATGTCGTAGCCCGTGACGTCCACGGCCACGCCTGCCGTGTCGGTGGAGACGGCCTGCCACTGGATCGTGGCGACGGCCTCGGCATCGCCCTGAGCGCCGATGACGGCGGCCGACGTGACGATCAGCCCCTGCGGAGCGGCGGGGGCGTTCTTGTTGTTGGGGGTCTCGGGGCGGGGGTTCTTCCCGTCGGAGTTGACTGCGCCCAGCACGCCCTTCTGCCGTTTGGCGAGGCGGGAGAGGACGTCGTCGAGCATGGTCCCGAAGGTCGTGTGCCCCTGGCAGCGCCCGTTCTCGGTCACCGAGATTGAGATCTGAGTGACGCGCATCCGCTCCAGGCCGTTGCCGCGCTCGACCTTGATCCAGTCGCCCAGGCCGTAGTCCTCGAAGGGCAGCCACTGGAGGTCGTCGGCCTCCCACTCGCGTTTGACCTCGGCCGCCGGGGTGGCTCCGGTCTTGAGGGTCAGGTCCGCCACGCGACGGGCCGTGGCCTCTAGCTCAACTCCGCCGGCGCTGACGACCTTCTCGGTGCGGGGCATGCCCTGCGGCGCCTCCGGGTTGGGGAAGGTCCATGTGCGGCCGCTGTCCCCCTTCACGAGGACGTGGGTGCACAGCTGTGACCAGTCCAGCTTCTCCGGGGCCGACGTCGTGCCGGCGCTCAGGCGCCACACGACGGCAGTGTTCTCGCGCTTCAGGGCGGAGTCGGCGTTGTAGACCTGGAGAGTGCGGCCGCGCCACCGGTAGTCGATCATTCCCATGTTCATGAGCGTGTCGAGGATCGACTTGATGGAGACCGAGGGGTCGAAGGCGATGGTCGTCTGGAACGCCCAGCCCTGGCCGGCCGAGTCGATGGAGGTGCTGACGTCGAGGGTCAGGCCCGCGCCCCAGCCGCGCTTGACGGCGGCGTCCCACACGGTGCGTAGGATCTCGCCGGCGTTGCGGGAGTTGAACTTGTACTTCCCGTCCTTATCCATGGAGTTGAACGGTACGTTCCAGACGAGGGCACCTTCGAGGCGGTGCCCGATGTGGATCAGGTCGGCATGACGGCGCTCGGTGCCGTCGTCGATCAGGTTCCACTCCGAGGAGAGGTTGATGAAGCGGGCGTTGTACGGCTCGACCCAGTGGGTGCCGTCGTAGCAGAGCTCTACGGCGATCTCCACGGCGGAGTCGAGAAGCTCGCCGCGTACCCCCATGTCCCCGTTCGGGTAGGACAGGGTGAGCGACGGCGTGGCCTGGCGAGGGCACGTGAAGGTCCCGGCCAGAGCGTCCGGAAGGACGCCCAGGCGGGCCCCGGCCTGCTCGTAGGCGACGTAGCGCATGGCCATGCCGCGGGCGAATGCGTGGTCGCGAGGCATCAGTAGGCCATCCTTCCGCGGAAGCGGCCGGTCACGTTGGTCAGCGTCATCGAGATGCGGCCGTCAGCGTTCGGCGTGGCTCGGAAGCCTCCGGGGCTCATCGAGATCTCGCCGTCGGCGCTGCGCGCGTTCGGCTGGATCTCCCACTCGATGGACGGGTTCTTCCAGGCCCGGTAGCGGGCCACGTCCACGATCAGCCGCTCGCCGCCGGTCAATGAGCCGTTGAAGGTGATCGAGGTGCCAGAGACGTTGTCCCTGACGGTGCATGAGGTGGCCGTCGGCTCCAGCATCAGCTTCCCGTCCGGGATCGGCATCACGCAGCCGTTGAACTTGGACATGTCGCTCAGGTGGTCGACAATGTCGACTGGGCTGCGCCATAGTCCGGAGACGATCTCGTAGGTGATCGCGAACGTGATCGTCTCCGAGTGCGGGTCGAAGACGGGCTCTACCGAGGAGGTGGGACGCACCTGCGCCTCCCTCGCGGGGGAGCCCTTCGGCGTGTACTGAAGCGTCTGGAGGCGACCGAAGGCGTACAGGCGTCGCAGGAGGTCCTGGTAGTTGCGCTCCAGGACCTCCAGGCCCTCCTTGCAGCGGTTCCCGTTTCGGCCGTCGGCCCACGAGAACACGGTGAACTTCAGGGCGACGGTGGCCGACTTCAGGACGGACGGGGCGATGGGCAGCACGCCGAAGCGGCCGGGGATGTCGACGGAGGCGTTCCAGGGCTCGCCGCGGGTCGACAGCGTCGTCCCCTCGGCGAGCACCCAGCGCTGGCGCACGTCGTCAAGGTCGGTGCCGTCCAGTGAGTAGATGGCCATGGGTGGGTGACCCTCCTCAGATGATCGCGGCCAGCCGCAGCCCCTCGGCGACCTCGTCGCGTGTCTTGGAGTCTGGCTTGGCCTGCGGATAGTTGTTGGTGATGTTGATTGTAGCGCCTGATCGGCTTCCCTTATCAAACGATCCGGAGGACTCCGGGGCAGGGTTCGGGCGGCCGGCCGAGGCCCGTGCCGGGAGCGGCTGCACGTCAGCGCTGAGCCCGATCGTGGCGGGCTTGGTCAGGTCCTCGGTGAGGCCCTGGAGCGAGGAGCGCACGGCGCCGTACTGGCTCTCCAGGCCCTTGATGAGGCCCTGCATGATCATCTCACCGGCCGGCGTAAGGAGGACCTTGTCGACGGGGGCAGGGCCCTTCCAGGACGGAAGCATGCTGGTCAGCCTGCTCAGCTTGTTCTTGACCGCCCCGATCATCGACGAGATCCCGTTCAGGAGGCCGTTGATGATGTTCTTACCCGCGCTCAGCAGCCACGAGCCGGCGTTGGAGAAGATGTTCTTGATGCTGTCGGGGAGGGTCCGCACGAAGTCGACGGCGCGGCTCACGCCGGAGGAGATGGTGGACGTGATCCCGTTCCATGCGGCCGAGGCTCCGGACTTAATGAGGTTCCACCCGCCGGAGATGACGCTCCCGAGAAGGTTCCACGCCGCCCGGGCTATTCCTACGATCAGCTGGCCGAAGTTGGAGAACGCCGACTTAATGTAGTTCCACACCCCCGTGCCGATTTGCTGGATCCCGTTCCACGCCTGGGACCAGTTGCCCGTGATGATACCCATGACGACGTTGACGATGCCCTGGATGACTCTCATCATGTTGACGAAGGCGTCCCGGATGATGTTGATGATCGGGATGACGATCGGCATGAGGGCCTTCACCGTCGTCCCCACCAGCTGGAAGGCCGGGATCAGGGCAGCCGACAGCGCGCTTACGATCGGGCCGATGGCCGGAACGATCGCCGCCAGCAGATCGTTGATGAGCGGGCCGAGCACTGCGAACAGGGCCGACAGGACGGGGCCGAGCGCCTGGATGACTGGCATGAGCGCCGCGGCCAGCTGCTCGATGATCGGGGCCAGCAGCTCGGCCAGCTGGGTCATCACCGGCGCCAGCTGCTCTACCAGCTGAGCGATCAGCGGGGCGACGGCCGCAAGCAGCTCGCCGCCGACGGTCGCCAGAGCTCCGAAAGCCTCGCCCAGGGCGGGCATGGCCGGAGCGAGCGCCTGAACGGCGATCAGCACGTTCTGGAAGAACGACTCCAGCCCGCCCTGGAAGGCGGGGTTCTGGAGAGCGGTGGAGATCCCGTTCAGCCCGACCTCGATGATCTGGCCGACCAGCGGCAGGATCGTGGAGAGGGTCGGGGCCAGGGACACGAACGCCTGGCCGAGCGAGCCAACTCCCTGGAAGGCGTAGGACGCGGCCGTACCCATCGCGCTGAAGATGCTGGACAGGGTCCCCTGCCACAGCGGGCCGTTGACCGCGGCGTTGGCCCGATCGAGCCCGTCGGCGATGGCGCTCAGAGGCGTGGAGCCCGAGGCCATGGCGGAGAAGACCCCGCCGAGGATCCCCGCCAGGTCGAAGACGATGTTCTTCAGCGTCCCGAAGGTCTTGGCGGCGGCCTGGATGGCCTGGTCCATCTCCCCGGAGGAGACCTTGGCCTGCACCCAGGACTGGAACGAGTAGGCGACGTCGTTGGCCCAGGAGGCGATGGACGGGAGGTACTTCGCTCCCACCTCGCCCAGGCTCAGCAGCGCGTCGGTGAAGGCTCCAGCGCCGTCGCCGCCGATATCCATGGCCTCGGCCAGGTATCCGAGCGACGCCTGGAAGCCGGGAATGTGGTCCTGAGCGGCGCTGGCCACGGCCGACGTCATCGACCCCATGTTCGCCGCCACCGTCGAGATGGCGGGGGTGAGCGCGTCCAGGCCGTTGACAATGAGGGACCGGACCGCGCCCTCGGCCTCGCCCCAGAACGACGTCGAGATCGAGTCCTGTAGCGCCTCGAAGGAGGGGCCCAGGTCCTCCAGGACGGTCGAGGCGTCGGACATGGCGGCCGCGAAGATGCCTACGCCGGCCGCGGCCGCTCCGAGGATGCCAGGCATCGCCAGCAGAGCCGGCAGGGTGTGGGCGATGCTCACGCCGAACTGCGCAAGCGTGCCCAGCCCGGCCCCGGCGACAGACGTCAGCCCGAGGATCGCGGTGCCTGCCCCGGCCATCTTCAGGGAGAAGGTGTCCAGGTTGGTGAAGATGTCATTCAGGGAGTTCTTCAGGTTGCCGAAGATGTTCCCGCCGGCCAGGGCCTTCAGCTCGGCGGCGACCTTCGCCAGCGACGCCTTCGCTAGCCGGACGTGGATGTCGATGTAGCGCGGCTTCTTGGTCAGGCGGGCCAGGTCGAAGCGGGCCTTGCCGTCGTCAAGGTCGGCGTTGACGGTCGCCTTGCCGTCGAGCTTGTTGAGCTCATGCTTCAGCTTCCTCTTGGAGGCCTCGGACAGGTGCGCGTGGGCCTCAATGTCTCCACCGAGCTTCTTCAGCTCCGTCTGGATCTTCTTCCGGGAGGCGTCGGAGAGCTCAGCATCCGCCTTCAGCTTCGCGTCGAGCTTGGAGATCTGCTCCTTGAGCTTGCGCTGGGCCGCCTTCTCCAGTGAGACGTCCACGCGGATGTCCGACTTGATGTTGGCGATGCGCTCCTTGATCTCGGCAACGTCCTTGCCGTCGATCTCCACCTTGGCGTCGATGGCCGCCTCGGTCTTGCGGATGGCGTCAAGGGCCTTCTGACGTGACTTCTCGTCCAGGTCCACGCGGGCCTTGATCGCGGCCCGCATCTCGTCGAGCTCGCGCCCCAGCTTGGCCACGGCGTTGTCGTCCAGGACCGGACGCACCGGCGTGCGCCAGTCGGCCTGGCGAAGCTTCTGCTTGATCTCCTCCAGGTCGCGCTTGGAGAGACTGACGTCCGGAGACGCTTTCGTCTGCGCGATGGCCGTCTCGATGCGGCGAAGGTCCTTGGGGTCGATCTTGGCGTTGACCTGGAGCACGAGGCCGTCAAGGGCGTCCTTGACGGAGTCGCGCATCTCGCGCGCCCACTTCTCAGCTGCGCGCTCGATCCGCTTGCCGATCTTCTTGAGGCTCTTCTCGATACCCCGCTCAGCGTCGCCGCGGAAGTCGCGCGCGTCAGCGCCGACCTCTACTACGACCTCGCCGATCTTGTCTGCCACGGGCTACCTCCCCGCTCGTACGTCGAGCGGGCGGCATCGCGGCCCGACTCCTGTCTGAGGCCATGATACCGCCCGCATAGGCGTGTCCTATAGGTGCTGTCACATCCCGAGGGCTGACTTAAGGGATCCGAAGCCCGATGACTCGTTGCCGGAGTACCACGGGCTACGTGGGTCGGTGACCTCGACGCCCTTGGGCGGGAGCCACAGGTCCCTCTTCAGCTTCTCGGTAGCGCCCTCGTCCTCGGCGTTGCGAGTGAGAATCCACCACATGACGTGGCAGAACCGGTTCAGGGGCAGGGTCTCCAGGTCGATACCGTGCCCGAGGCAGAACCCGTCGATGTAGTCCCACTCCTTGTGGGCCGAGGCCATAAGGCGCTGGACTACGTAGGGGGGTTCTCCCCCGCCTCCTCCATGACGGCGGAGATGAGGTCGGTCAGGTCGGAGATGTCGAGGTCGTCGGCGGGACTCTTCAGACGCTTGACGACCTCGGAGCCGGTCTCCTTGCCGAAGAGGACATGGCACCACTTCGACAGGCCGTCGATGAGCTTTTCCGCGTCCTCTCCGGCGTCCTTGAGCGCCTGGGACAGGAAGATAGCGACAGAGGTCTTGGGCGGGCGGACCTTGTACTCGGTGCCGACCAGTTCAACAGTGATGTACTTCCGGGTCTTGCCGGGGATCGTGATAGTAGCCATGAGGCGATTCTAATGGAAGTCAGAGGGCTTGATAAGCCGTACCGCGTCCCGGACGAAGTGCGCACCCTTGATGCCTTTGACCCACTTCGCGAAGACGGCCTGCGAGGACCCCTTCGGGGTGAAGACCATGCGCGACGCCTTGACCGGGCCGTGCGGCCGGGTGCCCTTCTCCTGGTAGGCGGCGTACGGTGTACGCGCTCCGATCTCGAAGGTTGGGTTGAGCGGATGCTTTCCCGGAACGCGCTCAATGGTGACGGAGTTCACCATCCGGCCCGAGTTGATCCGCCCCTTGGCGCGGATGTTGCGCTGGATCCGGCCCTGCGTGCGCTTGGCAGCCTTCAGGGCCGCCTGTTTAGTGATCTGGGCCACCTTATGCTCCTGGATGGGGCCCTTGAACCGTACCTTGACGTGAACCATCTCACACCTCTAGCCTGGAGGGTCGTCACGGGCAGTTGAGCCGGACGGTGAAGGTCCACTCCCCTGCCACGCACCCGCCGTCGGGGCCGGAGGCGTCCCACTCCATCGAGTCCGCGTTCGTGGATGACGTGAGGAACTTGCCCAGGTCGGCCATGTCCTGGTGCAGGACGGCCGCGTCGGCCGTCAGGTCGTAGGGGCGCGGGCCGCGCCCCCGGTCGTCCACGACCTCGACGCAGCGCAGCGTGCCGAGCGCGTAGGTCGCGGCCCAGTAGCGCACTGAGCACGCCTCGCCGTCGGCGGCGCGGGGGCCGAAGACGGGGGAGACGGAGACGGTACGGACGTAGAGGTGCCCCGCGCAGCACTCGTCCCAGGCCACCTCAGCGCCAGGAGCGACGTACGCCTGCGAGACGGCGTTGGACAGTGCAGTGGCGCCGCCCTTCAGCAGGGCGAGCGCGGTGGAGTGGACGACGGACGGCACCAGCGAGGCGACTCGGCCCGACAGGGCGGCGTAGTCCTCGCTCTGAGCGCGGTTGCGGCGAGACAGCCGCGGCGCGGGGCTCACCAAATCACCTCGCCGCGGCGGGCCGCCGGGCGGCGGGGGGGGGGGGGGGCGGGGGGGGTG